CTAGCGGGCTCCTGTAGAAGATTGTCCAGCCTCGGCTTCGCGGCGTAGGCGGACGGCTTGCTCCAGAAGGAGGAATCCTGCTGGGCTCGGCCCACCGTCCTGTTGGTCGGCTATTTCTGCCGCTTTCTCCATGGTTTCTGACGCCACCAGCTTGTCGCGGCGGCGTAGCATTTCGCCGGCGAGCATCGTCATTCCCATGCAGTGCACCTGCACCGACATCAGATCATCGCGTTGCTGCTTCAGATCGGCGGCCCGCTTCTCAAGCCGCGCAATCACGGTGGCGCTGTCTGTATTGGTCGTGTCGCTCATTCCATTACCCGTCCTGTGCTTTTTTCCTCGGAGCCACCGGCATCACCCGGATCGCTTTCCGGCTGCGCAGGTAGGCTTCTGTCTGCTTGCGTGTAGTATGGCCCAGCAACGCCTGCGGGTCATGCCCCTGGTCGTCGGCATCGGTCGCCGCCTTGGCTCGCAGGTCGTGGAACGTGAACCGCTCGCGCAAGACTTCCTCGCGGATCGCCCGGCGCTGTAGCCTCTGCCACCAAGCCTTAAATCCGTTGGTCGTGTACGCCTTGCCGTCGCGCCGGCGGATCAGCGTCAGTCCGAACACCTCACGCGAGGCCTTGAGCCGGCGGATCACGTCGGATAGCTCGGGCGTGATCTCCATCACCTGCCGCTGACCCGTCTTGCCCTGGCGCAAAACCAGGCCGTCGTCGGTGACTTGGCTCTGCGTGAGTTGGATCAGGTCGCCTAATCGAATCCCGGTCGCGTATGCCAGATCCATCACCGCCTGCCCATGCTCGTCGGCCAGCGCCTTGACGGCGATGAACTCCGCATCGCTGACGTACCGGTCGCGGGATTCCTCTTTGTTGCGCTCGACGCCGATGCAGGGGTTTCGGCTCGCCATGCCGATCCGCATCGCCTTTGTGTAGGCGACCGACAGCGTGCCGATCTGCCGGTTCGCGGAGACTGGCGACTTGTGCGCCTCGAGGAATTGCGCTACATGCTGTGGCTGGACGGCATCGGGCCGCATGTGGCCGAATGCCTTTTCCAGCACGTCGATGTGGGCGCTCCGGTCTTTCTGCGTTCTTTCTGCAAGTGCAGAAAGGTGCTTCACCCGGTAGTAGTGCAGCATGGCCGCCACGGTATCGCCACGGCTCGGCTCACGGCGCTCGGACTCGATGCGCGCCCACTTCATCTTCGCCTCGGGCAACGAACTGCCAAGCGGCTCCCAGTGCCGGCGGCCGTCGGCGTCGTGGTTGTGGACGTAGTAATAGGCGCGGCCCTTCTGCTGCATTCGCGGCGGAAGGTGCAGACCTTTGGTGCGGCGTCGTGGTGCCATGGTTTCAGTCCGCTATTGGGCGGTAGGCGTTGATGTCTAGTGGATGACCTGAAGTTGTGAACCCACCAGCCGGCTGTTCAAAGTTCAGGTAGGTGTTTCCATTGCGGGTGCGAATGTCCATCCGGGAGCCATCAGGCAGCGGGAGTTTTTCGCTATTCCACGGAATCCACCCGTATGAGTCGGATTCGACGATGCGCCAGTCCGCGCCGTGCTTCTTGACGCCATCAGGCACAACCCGATGCTCTTTCGTCCGCTTGTTAATCGCATAAATCATTGTCACCTCACGCACTGATATGTCTAAGGTTAGGCTCGTCGGCCTTCGGTGCCGAGTCGCTGGTGAATGCCAGCTCGAACTCCTTGCGCATAACTGACGGCCGACCCCAGCGGTCGACGGCGTACTTGATGCCGTAGGAATTGAGCCAGGCTTTTTGCTTGGAGATGTGAGCATAGCCGCTCGCCTCTCGCAATTCGTTCTGTGTCAGAAACATGCGGCCTCCGTCAGTTCCGGCAGTCGTCGGTGGATTCGTGCTCGTCACTCTCGCTGTTGCCACGCTCCTGCATCCACACGCCGACGATCACGCCGGCGATGGCGACCAGGCACAGGGCTGCGGTGACGAGTAGGGCGATGGTTTCGGGGGTCATTGGTCGCGGTCCTCCGGGCGAACCTGCTTGGCTCCAACAAACATGCGAACAGGTGGCGGCTCAGGCGGCGGTGGCTGATTGTCGTTGTCGACACGTTTGCCCTCGCGCCGATCACGGAATTTGCGCAGGTCTTTAAGCAGGCGATCCTTTTCCTTGATGCGCGCAACCTCAATGCGTAGCCGAGTGTTTTCCGCGATCTGTCTGGACAGGAGCACCATGAACATGAGCGCCCCGGCAGAAATTACGATCACCGCTGACAGGAATTCGCACTCCATCACTCCACCCCCTCGGCTTCTCGCGTAAATGCAGGCGACCCGTCATCGGAAACCATGTGTTCCGGCACTTCGTCACGTAGGCAATACGGGGTTTGCTCACGGCTTATCGCCCCACAACAGGGACACCCAGCGTTACCCGAGCAATACGGCTTCTGCACAAAACCATCTGCACACACACGGGAATCGGCGCGGTAGGATTTGCAAGGCTTCATGATCCACCCCCCTCGGCTTCGCACTTGGCTGCACGCGGCGGCTCGATCTCCGGCCCAAGAGGGAGGGCACCCTCCTCCGGGTAGTCGGTCAGGTAAGCGGCATGTTGGTAGTAGCGATTCTTGGCCCCCTCAACCTCGTCCCTGAATGGGATGGTCGGGCGCTCCACGATGGTGTACTCGGACTCCATCAGCTCATCGTCATCGTGCGTAACTTCCATCCCGGCGAATTCGGCCAGTTCTTTGATCTGATGCGCGGTCAAAGTCAGCATGGGAAATCCTCCCCGTATCGTTTCTTCCAGCGTCGGCAGCGCGAGCGGCCAGCAATCCAATCTCCAACGAACAGAGCGGCTAGCAGCGCCAGCCCTGCCAGCGAAAACACGTCCACGCCGCTCATGACTCACCTTCCTCGGCTTCGCGGCGTAGGCGGTCGGCCCGCTCTCCAAGTTCAAAGGCGACTGAATCGCACCCAGCGGCCAAATCGTGATCTCCGTCACAGCCCCGCTCCTCAAACTCTTCCTTGCGGCGATCTGCGATCGCCTTGGCTTCGGCAAGCGCATCTGCCGCCACCAGCAGGTCGCGGTGGGCTAGTATTCCGCCGTATCCGTTGAGTGACTTCTCAACCGCGACCAGCGTTGACTGGCCGATGTGGCCGGCGTGGCGTTCAGCAGCTTGTTCTCCCAGCTCCCGCTCAAGCTCGGCGATGCGCTCCGCGTCGGCCTCGATGCGGTCGGCGGCTTCCCGTGCAAGTTGCACAAGCTGTCGCTGGCTGATCGGGTCATCTGGATGGTGCGGCGCTCTCAGTCCGCCGATAAGCATTACGTCGCTCATGCTGCCTCCGTGAGTCGGTAATCGTTCGCGGATCCTTGATACCCGGGGTCGCGCGGGTTCTCCGCGCCGTAGAAAACCTCGCCTTCCTCGACCTCGCCGGTGCTGACCATGCGGTAGAGGTGGCCCTTGAGCTTGTCCGTGTCGCCGGGGTAGGCGCGTAGCGTCATGTAGAGGTCACCCCATGTGCGCGGGCCGTCTGCCAGCTCACGACGGATGGCGGCGAACATGGCCGGGTTATACGGGTGCCAGGTGGTGTACTTGGCTCCGAGTCCGTCGATCACCGGATAGCCTTCGCTCCGAGTCATGGGACGATGGGTGCGCTGCGGGGCGCGCGGTTCGGTTAGGAGGTCGAGTTGGGTCATGACGATCAGTCCTCGATCTTGAGCGCCTTGAACGCAATCTTCCGCAGGTCGCTCAGGTGCTCGTCCTTCGACTGCACCACGTCTTGCCGTCGCGCTTCTGAGCTTGGCCGAAGCCCTGCCATGTAGAGTTCATCCATGAGCTGTTGCGCTGCCTCACGGCTAACCATGGCTGTCGGCTCAATGCGCTCTGCCTCGTTCTGCTCGGTCATTACGATCGGCTGACCGACAGCGACTTTCCCCGGCGATCCTTTCGCGTAGACGTGGAGAACGAACGGCTGGCTTGGCGCAAACACATCTCGAGAGATGCTGAAATTGAGATCAGGTCGCACCATCACGCACACCTCCCGTCCACGGCGGCGAACGGAATATCATCGGAGCCGAAATCGCCGCCGCCATTGCCATACGCCTGCCCGGTCGCTGGCGGCGGCGCCATCCCACCGGCTGCCTGCTGGCTTTGCTGTGAGGGCGGTTGCTGGCGGGGCTGTTGGCGGTCGTCGCCGCCGATCAGGTCCAGCTCGTTGACGCTCAGGGCGATCTTGAATCCCTGGCTGCCGTCGCGCTTGTCGAACACCTTGTCCTCGATGGGGCCGGAGACGGCGACCTGCTTGCCCTTGGTCAGGTACTGGATCAGGCCGGACTCGGCGCGCTTGCCGAAGATGGCGCAGTCGATCCACATGGCGCGCTTGTTGTCGCCGTAGCCCACGTCGACGGCGAGGGGGAAGCTGGCTACGGTGGTTCCGTTGGGGGTTGCTCGCGTTTCTGCATCGCTGCCGAGGCGGCCGATGGCGGTGAATTGGTTCATGCCCGCACCTCGCTCTGTTGGCTTTCCATCTCATCGGCGGCATTCGGGAACACCGGCTCATCGGTGATTTTCAGGACGCGCATATTCCAGAAGTGCGTACTTCGCAGCTCGGGCAATATCTTCTTGAGACGATCCCTCGCGTCGTCCACTGACTCGGCGATGATCTCGGCGTGGGCTTTTCCCTCCCAATTCGTGTAGTAGTACGGGTCACGTCGGTCGGCGACGTACACGATGTGGAACTTGGTCATGACATTCATGCCCGCACCTCCCCGGTCTCGCGGTCGACGTTGTCGAGCATGCCGGGCTGGTCACCGCCCTGGTCCTCGATCGGTTCCGGCGCGACGATCTCGCCCTCGAGCACGTCGCTGTAGTCCGGCTCCTGCTGCTCGTCGATCTGGCTGGCGGTCGCCAGTTCGATGGAGACGGGCAGGTACTTGAACAGGCGGCGAAGGGCGGTCTTGCGGCCCATCTCGACGTAGTGATCTTTCCAGGGGCCAAACTTGCCCTTGGTCTGTGTGCTGTCGCGGATGGCGTCGACGTCCGCCTTGCCCATCACCTCGAAGGCGTGGCCCCCGCCGACCAGCTTGGCGACGGCGTAGAAGTGGGTGATCTCGCCACGGTGGCCTGATGCCGGGCGGTGCTCGAGTCGTTCCTCGAGGCCATAGGCGAAGTCGAACTCGTCGTGCTCACGCACTTCGTGGGCGGCGATGCTGACGATCTGGCCGGAGCGGCGGGCGAGGTCGATCAGGCCCTTGTAGCCCATGATCACCTGCACCTCGGTGGTGCCCTGCTTGCGATTCTCGAACGGGATCAGGTAGGCGTGGCCGAGCGGCGTGTTGGGTTCGAGGCCAAGCTGCGCGCACTGGACGACGGCGCTCATCAGGCTCTCGATCCGGCAGTTCATCAGCTTCGGGGTGGTGCGCATGGCGCCCAGGGCGATCTTGAGCATGCGATCGGTGCTGACGTGCTTGGGCAGCACGGCGGCCATCGATCCCTTCTGGCTCTCGAAGAACTGCTTGACGGTGCCGATGCCGGCATCCTTGGCGACCTGCCGGCTGGCCGTTGCCAGTTCGCGGTTGGACATCTTGTTCTTGAGCTGTGCGGTTGCACTCATTGGTCGGTCCTCATGCCAGGCGCAGCACACGTGCGCCGGGTTTATCAGTGGTGTGTTTTTCGATCAGTGATTGGTCGGCGCCGGCGTCATTCGCCACGGCCTGCCAGTCGGTCTTGCGGCTGGGCTTGTTGGCCCGGTAGGTGAGCAGGCGCTCGCCGTTGTGGGTGACGATCTCGGCGTCCTCGAGGCGCGGGATCAGGCGGTCGCGCAGGTCTTTCTCGCGCTGGCCGAGGTTCTTGATCTCGTTTTTGACGTACCCCAGTTCGCTCGCGATGCGCGCCAGTTCCTCGTCGGCCTCGATCTCGCGGCCCTGCTGGTGCTCTGCCCAGCGCTGGCGGGCCTCTGCCTCGCTCTGCGGATCTGGCGGGATGCCGTCCTGCACGCGCTGCCAGAACGCGGCGGCCTCGGTGAGCAGGATGTCGATCAGCTCGTCGTCACGCGGGATGCGGTAGACGCGGAAGTCCTGCCCGCCGATCAGCACGGCCAGATCGGTGCGCGCGGTGTCGGTGATGGCCATGTACCACTGGCACTGCACCAGGTACGGCTGCGGCACGTAGTCACTGCCCGGCTCGCCCCACTGCTGCGCGGCGAAACCGTTGGCCGTCTTGCACTCGAGGATGCGATCGGTGCCCAGGAGCTTCACGCCGTTCCACCGGGCGCGCTTGCCGTCTCGCACCACGGCGCGGTCGATGTTGGCAATGGCGAAGTCGTGGCTCGGGTGGCGCATCATGGTGTTCACGCGCTGGACCGTCCGGCCCTCTCGGCGGGCGTACTCGTCGGCGACCACGTCCTCGAGCACGGTGCCCCAATAGGCCGGCTCGCTCTGGCCGTCATCGAGATCCGTCTCGCCACGCTTGTCGCGGTACAGGTCGAGCGCGGTCTTGAACTTGTTGAGCCCGAGGATCGCGCTCACGTCCGACCCGCCGATTCCCGTCCGGCGTTGCTCGAGCCATTGCTGTCGTTCGTTCATTCGTCCTCATCCTCCTGGCAGTTCTCGAACCCCGGGTGATCCGGGTCCATGCAGTGGGGGTGCGCCATCAGTGCGCGCTGGTGCCGGCGCTGGTGGATCGACTCCGCGCGCAGCTCGGCGATGTCGTCCTCGTCCAGTTCCACGATGTCGGTGTTGGCAAACATCAGGCTGTCTCGGTCTCGAGACGCTGCTCGACGAGACGGACGTACCCGGCAATGTCGTGCCACGAATCGGCATAGGCCGGATCGCCGTTGAGTATTCGCCCGACCTTGTGGGCCAGCATTTCGAGCGACTCGCGCATGTCGTCGTCGAGGCTTGCCCAGTTCCGCGAATCCTCCATCGCCCGCTTGATCGCCTGGGTGATCCGGGCGTGCTCGTCGAAGCTGCCGTATCGATTTCCGCGTTCCGCCAGGGTGGCGTCGACGCTGGTCTGTCCGTTGCCGTGCATGTCGGTCATCTCCTGTGGTGCTATTACGCTCACGCCGCCTCCTTACCCGTCACCCGATCCAGCACCTCGCTCAGCGCGGCGCCGATGTCGTCGGAGACCATCGGGACCAGGCGGCGCAGGGCGGTGACTCGGTTGTCGTTTTCGGGGAGGGGGGCGATGCCGGTCTGGCTATCCGTCTCCATGCGGCCGATGCAGCGCCAAATCTTGGCGAGGGCATCGCGGGCGATGTATGCATCGCTGCTATCGCCGTCGATCGGCGATGGGTGCTGCGCCTGTTCGACGATAGGCAGGTGTTCGTCGCTCAGGTCGACAGCGCTGTCTTCACCCACCTCAGCCCCGTAGTGCGCGCCGTCGTTGCCGTTCTGGCCGATCGCGTCGGCGCGATCCTCGTCGAACCGCTCGTCATCCTTCCGGCGCTTGACCTCAACCTCGATCTCCTTGGTTGCCCAAGCGGTCGAGGTGTTGATGATCGCGCCGCCGTTGAGGCTGGTTTTCTTGCTGGTCACCTCGCCGGCCTCGCGCAGGGCCTTGAGCGCGGTGCTGACCGAGCCTTGAGACAGGCCGGTCGCCTTGGATAGCTCGACGCCGGTCTGCGGGCCGTTGTGGTCGAGCTGCGACAGGACCATCCGGGCGTTCTGCGACAGGGGTGGCGTTTCTTTCTGCATCGCTTGCTTCTCTTTCTGCACCGGCTTCGGCCGCATCTCGCGCCCAGGCGGGACCACCGGGCCGTGGTGCTTGGTCATGGGTGGAGTCGCCGGGCGTGCCTGGCGGGCTTCGAGGTCGCTCATGCCGGCACCTCCTTAATTTCATACCCAGCCAGGCCGAGTGCGTCTGCATGGCTGAGCGTCCCTTTCACGCTTCCGTCCATCTCCGAGTACGACTTCGGGTTGCCGTCCTTGTCTGAGGGGAACAGGTAGGTCTCGATGGCCAGCCCAGACACCCGAGCCGCGCTCGCGATCACGTACTCCTCGCCATCTAGCGGCGGGTCCAGGCGGTAGAGAGAAGCGTGGCCGTTCCACCCGGACAGATCCTTGATCTTCACTGCCGTATCGCTCATGCCACACCCCGCTCGAGCTTGTTGAACTGATCCCAGCGGTGGTGAAGCTGGGCGGTGCTCGGCTTTGGTCCGTCGCGCTCGACGTTCCGGCCGCCGAGGTACTTGTCCCCCATCGCCTCACGCGCTGCCGCCAGCCGGCGGTCGATCTCGCTGGTCTTGCTGGTGCGCTGAACTGCCATCTGGCGGCGCTGGCGCTTCTTGAGTAGTCCGAACATCTGTCGTCCTCCTGGTTGTTTGTCCCATCAGGGAGCGCTCGATGCAGGCAAGCGCTCTCGGATGGGGATGCGGTGGCCGGATTCGAACTCGGCCCCGTCCGTGGCAGCGTTGCGCGCGACTACTGCCGTGGCTGCTCTCGCCAGAGAGCTTCACCGCATCGGTGGAGTGGTCTCGCCATCTAGTGGCTCCCCGTCGTGGCTACTTGATTCGCTGATGAGGCGTTCAAACTACTCCCCGATGAGGGGCAACTAACGGCTGCCAGTCGAGCCCGTTACGTGGGCTAGGCGGTCGGGTCACCGGTGATGAAGGATCGCCGTAGCGAGGGAGTCCGGCCCCGGCTGCGGCGGTTATTAGCCCCACCGTCCGCTGGGGTGGTTACTTGTCGCCACGGCTGGCGAGTTCCGTCTCGATCATTTGTCGGGCTTTGCTCAGGTGGTTCATCGCTTCAACCAGGCTCCGGTCGGTTTGCGCCGACGGCTGGATCTCGCTGAGTCGCTGCATGGCGACTTGGGCGATGTTGGCTGACGAGTGCTGTTCGTGTTCGTTGCTCATGTCTTCCTCCGGCTTGGAGATTGCCGCCAGTGCGCGGCGGCCTTGTTTGTCGAGGGCGGCTTTGCCGGATGCGTTCCAGTGGTCGGTGTGGGTGGTCATGGGTTGCCTCGTGGTGCTGTGTTTTGTGGCGATGGGTGAACAATAAACGCCACGTGTACCTGTGTCAACACCGTGTGTAGTTTCAAGACAAAAAAAGCCCCGCGCTTGGCGGGGCCGGGTGTCGAACCGTAATGTGTTTGCCTACTGAATGGACGCCATGTCGCCCCTGAAAGGGATAAAGCAACCGCCCGGTTTGCGCATCACGAACCGGATGACAACCTCTTCCCCATCAATCAGGTCATAGCCTTCGTCTGGGTCGGATAGCTCAACGTCGAGGTCGGACATGCCTAGCGCACCGGCATCAATATCGACTTCTCCGTTGTCCGACGAGACCACTGTTCCAGGCCAAGTCATCCAGTGGTCCTGGTATCGAGCCCGGAATATGTCGGCGCGCTTCTCGTCGCTGTAATCGCTCCCGCACCCAACCTCGTCATCCACTTCGTCGAATCCAGCGCTGCTCGTTGGCAAAGTGGTGGCGTCGGCTCCATCATCAGAGAACAAAGAGGCGGCAGCGATCACAAATACAACCACCATAAGGATCGAGGCAACCGCTTGGGTGATCGGGCCAGATTCGCGTTTTCCAGCGGGGCTAGACTTCGCGCGTAACGCCTTCTCGTAAATCACCCCGCAGTTCGGGCACTGTTCGGGTGGGGTGGTCTGGTCGTCTTCGGCCGTTCGCTCGTACCCGCATTTCGGGCAGAGCTTCCTCGTCGCGTTCATGGCGCCTCCTTGGCATCTTGTCGATACAGTCAAACTAGCACAGCACGATCTCTGCCCGCCGGACCACGCCGATGATGTTGTACCCGTCATCAAGCCGCAGCGTCGGGTACTGGCTGTTCTCCGGCTTCAACAGCCACACGCCGGCGTCCTTTACCAGGCGCTTGAACGTGGTCTCGCCTTCCTGGTTCTTGGCGATCACGTAGCTGCCATTCTCATAGGGCATGTCCGGCTCGACGATGATCTGCATCCCGGGCTGGAACTTCGGGGACATGCTGTCGCCCTCGATCCGTAGGGCGTAGGTGTGTTCGCGGATCGGTGCCGATGTTGGCACCCACTCATCGGCCACTCCTGGTTGGAACAAATCAATCGCCTCCTGCGCGCTTCCTGCTTGCACCCACGAGATGAGCGGCACCTTGCCCTTGATCTCAGGTCCGTCTGACACGTTGGCGTCTACCTTGGGCTCGATTGAAGCAAGGCTTGCGTCCATCTTCCCGGAAAACCGTTTCGGACCTTCTCCCGTCAGGAGCCAATCGGTGGAAACGCCCAGCGCTTTGGCGACGCGATGCGCCTCACCTTCTGGGAGACCCCTCTGCCTCCAGTTGTATAAGCGCTGGTCGTTCGTGTCGAGCTCCCTTGCGAGCTTTGCCCAGCTCCATCCGAGTTCGTCGAGGACCTGCTTTGTGCGTTCTATTGGCTCCATACACGCATTGTTTACTGCCGGAGCTGTGCCCGCAATGAACGCCGCGTGGAGACGGTTGTTGACTGAACTACACGCCATGTGTACCTTTATCGTCATGAACGCAATCTCTCGAGCAATAAGCGTTGCTGGCGGGCCTACCGCACTGGCGAGTCGGATCACTGAACTCGAGCCGGACATGCAGGCCAGTCCGCAGCTAGTAATCAACTGGCGTGCGCGTGGACAGGTGTCGCAAGGGTTCGCCATTGCGGTTTCCCGAGCCACCGGCTGGAAAGTCACGCCCCACAGCTTGCGCCCGGACATCTATCGGCACCCGGAAGACGGCCTGCCGGCAGAACTCCGCGGCCTGCCCCAGGAGGCCTCCGCGTGAGCGCCTCCTTTTTTTGTAGCTCCACGAGGGCATACCTATCCATCCCTCGACCACGGATCACGAGGTAAGCAGTGAAAGAGATAGCGCTCACGAAGGGCTATGTGGCCATCGTCGATGACGAGGATTTCGATCTGGTCAAGGGGCTGACCTGGTGCTGCTCGCTGTCCGGCCTGACGCTGAACTATCCATACGCGATTACGACCGTCGAATGCCGCCGCGTGCGGATGCACCGCCTTATCGCTGGCCTTGAGCCGGGAGACAAGAGGGTCGTTGACCACATCAATGGGGACACCCTGGATAACCGGCGGAAGAACCTTCGGATCGTCACAAGCCAGCAGAACTCATGGAACAGCAGGGCCCCGAGAGGGAGAAAGAAGGATTCCAGGTTCAAGGGCGTACAGAAAGCCAGGAACAAGTGGCGCGCCACGATCTGGCAGAACGGGCGCAAATACCACCTTGGCGTATTCCACTCAGAGCGCGCGGCAGCCCTTGCTTACAAGAGGGCCGCTAGGAAGCTGCGTGGCGAATACGCGCACCCGGCAATGGAGGTCGAATCATGAGACAGGACCAGATTCCGCTGTGGGTCGAGTCGTTCAGCGAGGCGTTGAAGGCTGTCGTGTTCGCGTGTGGCGGGCCGAAGCGGGTTGCCTCGACGCTGTGGCCGAGCAAGAAGCCTGAGCGTGCGGCGCTCGATCTCAACCACTGCCTGGACGATGGCCGGGCGGAGAAATTATCGCTCGAGGAGATCGTGCTGTTGATCCAGATGGGGCGCGAGCGCGGCGTCCACACGCCGATGGATTTTCTGTGCTCCGCGGCCAACTACCAGGAGCCGCAGCCGGTCGATCCGGAGGACGAGCGGGCCCGTTTGCAGCGCGAGTTCATCGAGGCGAAGAACGATTTCGCTTCGCTGCTCAAGAAGATGGAGCGACATGAGAATGGCTGAGTTGCGCTTCTCGGTAGATGACACAGCAGCTCTCGACGCCCTGCGGGAGATCGACCGCCTTTCTGGCAACCAGCCGGACCTGATCGACCGAGTTCGGGAGCGGTTTCCAGAACCGGCCGCGATGTTCCGTATATACAGCCGGTACGACGGTGCGGGGAGGGTTATCGTCCGGTTCGGCGCCTCCAACGAGTTGATCGACTTCATCGTCGAGTCGCGGGGGCGGAAGTCCTGATGCGTTGCTCGGTCGAGGTGATCTGGCCACCGGCGGTTTGCTCACCGAACGCTCGCGGGCATTGGGCCAAGAAGGCCACGGCGGCGCGCAAGTATCGCCAGGTGTGCCGGTTGCGCACGGCAACGGCGATCTTCGAGGAAGGGATCACACCGGCCGACCTGCAGCAGGCCGCCGACGAGCACGGGCACCTTGACCTGTGGATCGAGTATTTCCCGCCGGATCGCCGTCACCGTGACGACGACAACCTGATCGCCGCGTTCAAGAGCGGGCGTGACGGCATCGCCGACGCGATCGGGGTCGACGACACCCATTTTCGAATTCACCCGTGGGTTCACCGGGACCAGCCGCGCAAGGGCGGGGCGGTGCTGGTGACGATAACGGCCAGGCAGACGGCAGCCATTGCGATGGTGATGCCGGATCTCGGGGAGTGATGCGCGATGTCTGCGGCGCGTGAACAGCAGACGCAGAAAAGCCCGGCTCAAGCGGTGCGGTCAACACCTCGCCGGGCTCATCCATCAACTGATGAGGTGATTGTTATGCAAGACCTATCGATTGTCAATTCGGGCGAGCTGACCATGAGCAGCCGCGAGATCGCGAGCCTGACAGGTAAGCGTCATGGCGACGTGATCCGCGATATTCGCACCATGCTCGAGCAGATGGGGGATGACGCAGATTTGCGTCATGTCTCCGAGCAGCAGGACCAGCGTGGTTACACGTCCGAGTTCCTTCTCGACCGCTATCACACCGAGGTGCTGGTGACTGGCTACGACGTGAAGCGCCGGGCCGCGGTAATTCGTCGCTGGTTCGACCTTGAGACAGGGGCCGCCACGCCGACGTACCAGATCCCGCAGACGATGGCCGAGGCCCTACGCCTTGCCGCCGACCAGGCAGAGCGGATCGAGCAGCAGGAGCGCGAGCTGGAGCAGGCCCGCCCGGCGGTCGAGTTCACCAACCGCGTGATTGAGTCCGACGAGACCATCCGGATCGGCGAGGTGGCCAAGATCATCGGCACCGGGCAGAACCGCCTGTTCAAGTTCCTCCGCCAGCACGGGTTCCTCACCCGCCGCAACGAGCCGTACCAGAGCAAGATCGACGCCGGGCTGATGGACGTGAAGCTGTCCAAGCAGTTCGAGCACCCGCGTGCCGGCCTGACCCGGTCGATCACCCCGCTGGTCACCGGCAAGGGCCTGGCGAGGATTCAGCGGCTGTGGGCCGAGGAGCATGCAGGGGAGGTGGCTTGATGACCAACGCGCATCTTTCTACAGGAGAGCGACTCGGACTGAATCCTGACGAGCACGTCTTGATGTTCGAGGCCACCCATTGCGATCAATGCGGAGAAGAGAACTACGGCTTCCGGGCTGGATGCCGGTGCATGCCGATGGATGACTTGGAAAAGCTGGCTGGCTACACGGTCACTTATGGGTTCATGACTTGCCACCAGGGGCATGACAAGTTCGTGAGCCTTTCCGAGATCAAGGGGCTCGTCGATAAGGGCGAGGCAGTCCGCATGCACGATAGCGGCGAACTGGTCGATACGAGCTGGTTTGAAGATTCAGAGGAGGCTTCCTGATGCCAAGGATCCGCAGCATCAAGCCGGAGTTCTGGACGTCTGCACAGGTCCTCGAGTGTTCGGCGAATGCCCGTTTGCTGTTCGTCGGCATGTGGAATTTCTGCGATGACGCCGGTCGGCACCCGGATTCGGTCAAACAGCTCAAGGCGGAGATTTTCCCGGCCGACGAGATGACGTTGGCCGAGATCGAGGAACTGGTCGACGAGCTTTCGACGAACGATCTAATCATGCGTTATGTGGTTGATGGGAAAGGCTTCATTCAGGTCAAGGGCTGGCATCACCAGAAGATCGACCGCCCGCAGGAACCCAAGTACCCGGAGCCTATCGACGACCATTCGACGAACGTTCGACGATCATTCGTCCCTGATAGGAAGGGAGAGGATAGGAGAGGAGAGGATGGGATAGGAGTGGATCAGGGCGCGCGGCAAGCGCACGCCGCACACTCCGCCGAGCATCCGCCCGGTGACCTCGCCGAGCCGGAAACACAGCCGGACGACAAGCCGGCCAAGCAGAAGCGGGCCAGGGCACTCAAGCCCGCCGACCTCGTCGCTGACCTGCCGGGCCTGACCACCGAGGTTGCCCACGACTACCTCGACCACCGCCGAGCGAAGGGCAGCCGCCTGACGCCGACCGCCTGGAAGCAGATCGCCGCCGAGGTGGCCCAGTGCCACGACTCGCCCGACGAGTGCCTAGCCGAGGCCATGGCTGCCGGGTGGCAAGGCTTCAAGGCCGAGTGGTACGCCAAGCGCAAACGAGGGGACGGCGGGCCGCCAGGCCGACGCCAGCCCGTCACGATCGACTCAGGCTCCGGCCGACCTGACTCCGGCGCTGGGTGGGTGCCGCCCGAGCTGCGAGCAGCGGGAGGTGCGCAATGAACACCAACGATTTTCAGCAGTTCCGCGAGCTGATCGACGGCGTCTACGACTTCTACAACCGGCGGCCGAACGACTTTCACCGCGATGTTTGGTGGCAGGCGATGCAGGCCTACGACTACGCCGCGGTGGCCGATGCGATGAACCGCCACCTGATGAACCCGGACACGGGCCAGTTCCTGCCGAAGCCGGCGGACATCGTGAAGATGATCCGGGGCACGACGACCGACTCGGCGCTGGTGGCCTGGGCGAAGGTCGAGGAGTCGATCCGCAAGGTCGGGCCCTACGACTCGGTCGCGTTCGATGACCCGCTGATCAACCGGGTGATTCAGGACATGGGCGGCTGGATCAAGCTGTGTGAGGTCTCCGGCGACGAGCTGCCGTTCAAGCGCAACGAGTTCGCCAACCGGTACCGCGGCTATGCCTCGCGTTCCGAGGTGCCGGACTACCCCCGGGCATTGCCGGGCATTGCCGAGCACCAGAACGTGCAGGCCGACCTGCCGGTTCAGCCGCCGAAGCTGATCGGCAACCAGGAGCGGGCGCAGCGAGTGCTCGAGGGCGGAAGTGATCGCAAGGGCCTCGAGGTCGGCACGGCCGGCAAGTCTGCCATGCGCCTGCTGGGGCATCGGCCGGATGACGACGAGGCAGAGGAGGGTGCGGCGTGAGCGGCATGGGATCACACCAATCAGCGCGAATGCTCAAGGACGAGTGGCTTACCCCGCCGGAGATCATGGCGTCGCTCGGTGAGTTTGACCTAGATCCGTGCGCGCCGATCAAGCGGCCGTGGCCGACGGCCCGGCACCATCTGACGATCGAGGATAACGGGCTGTCATTCGACTGGCACGGCCGTGTCTGGCTCAACCCGCCCTATGGGCGAGAGACGGGACGGTGGCTGTCGAAGCTGGCCGATCACGGAACCGGCACGGCGCTGATATTTGCCCGAACCGAAACGGCCATGTTCTGCGATCTGGTTTGGGGCCGGGCGACCGCGATCCTGTTTCTCGCTGGCCGTCTGCATTTTCACCACGTCGATGGTCGCCGTGCTCGAGCGAACAGCGGGGCGCCGTCCTGCCTGGTCGCGTACGGGCCGCGGGATGCAGAAATCCTCTACCACTGCGATCTCCGCGGCCATTACGTGGAGAACTGGGAGGGTGCGGCATGACCAGCATCCACAAGACCATGGCTCTGCCGAGGAACCTGCGCGACTACATCCGCGACCGGGATGCGGTTGTCTCCGAGCTGGAAACGGTGCATGCCGGGCTGCGTCGGGCAAATCGCCTGATGGAGGCCGTCGAGCGTTGCGGGCTCCATGGGCACGCCATGCCTCGCAACAGCCTCGAGGAATCCATCCGGGAGGTTGATCGCACGTTCTGGCGTGCTGCGTTCAACGTCACCGGCTTCCTCGACGTGATGGATGCGACCGAGAAGGATGAGTTCTTCAAGTCGATGCAGGGCGACAACGTCCCGCCGTTCGGCGAGGAGGCAATCCGCTCGACGTTCGTCGACCTGATGGGGCGCAAGGACGAGATGTTTCGCCGCGGGGTGGTCCGCGTGTTCCAGCGCCTGTCGGGCAAGTACCACAGCCACAGCGCGTTCCGGGTGCAGCGCAAGATGATCCTCGGGATGTTCTGCCGGCCGAACTTCGTCAACGGCGCCCAGGAGGTGAATGCCTACGCCTTCGGGGCCATGAGCCCGTCCGAGATGACCAACGACATCGACCGCGTGCTGTGCGCCCTCGAGGACAAGCCGCACAAGCCACGGGCGCTCGAGTCGGCGATGAACGCGGCATGGAAGGAGGGCGAGGTGTTCGACGATGGCCGGCTCAAGGCCCGGGCGTTCAAGAACCAGAACGTGCACCTGGAGCTGCGGGCGGATCTGGTCGACGGGATCAACCGGATCATCGCCGAGCACTACGGGGCGCAGATCGGGGCGGAGTCGTGACCGATGCCTGGTACCCCGGCCAACCAAACGCAATCGACAACCGCCGAAGGCAAGACGCCGAGCGAATCGCACGGATGTACGGTCGAGAGGCACGACGGGATGCGTTGCGGGATGTGCCACGACACGACCGGCCGCACGTGGAACGGATGGTGATCGAGATTTTCGAGAGGAGAACGACGTGATCAAGAAACTGATTATCGATGCCGCGATGTGGGCCCTGCTGGTGGCCGGATTCTTCATGCAGGTTCCGTATCTGGAAGCCCTCGCGCCGTTCGTATTCTGGTGCCTTTCCCTTCTGCTTTTGTTCGTTGGGTTCTCGTTTTCGTTCATGCCGGAGCACGCGTTGCGTCTAATGACGCTGAAATCTCCGCCTGGTCGGTCCGTCATCCTCTGGCGGATTTCGACGGCGGCCAAGATCGGCGCGATTGCCTCGATCGGACATTACTGGCTCGCCGGGGTGATGTTGTTCGGCTGGGTGATGGTGATGGCCGGCGCGGACCGTGTGACTGAAGTTCGCGCTGCCGGTGGCTCAGGTGCCGGTGAGCGGGAGGAGGGGAACGTATGACCATCCGACAACGACAGATCGTCGTCACGACCTACGCGCTCACCATAGCCGCCAACCTGGTCGGGATTGTGACGCTGGGCAGTTATCGCCCCGACTGGGATTGGGGCTATGCGTTCCGTTCGATGATGCGGGAGATGAAGCGATGACAGAGCTGACCACGCAGCAAGAGGCATTCGCCCGGAGTGTGGCCGAGGGCAAGAGCCAGGCGGAGGCCTATCGGGATGCCTACCCGAAGGCGCGAAAGTGGAAGGCGAGCAGCGTCTACAGCCAGGCAAGCCGGATGCTGGACCGGCCCAAGATTGCCGCAAGGGTTGAATCGATCAAGGGGGAACTCGCCAAACGCAGCCTGTGGAGCCGAGAGCAGTCCGTGGACGCGCTCAAGGGAATCATCGCGGCCACTGACAAGGGAAGCGACGTTGTAGCCGCTGTGCGCGAGCTGAACGCGATGCACGGATTCAACGCGCCGAGCAAGCATGAGATCGCTGGCGCTGGCGGCGGCCCGGTGCGCGTCATCTGGGAGGAAGACGGTAAGGATGGCTGATGTCCGCCTGCCAGGATGGGCCAAGCCCTACGCCAAGCCGTCGCGCTACAAGGTGGCGCACGGCGGGCGCGGCTCGGGCAAGTCGTGGGCGTTCGCTCGGCTGATCCTGCTCAAGGTGGCGGCGTCGAACAGGCCAATCCGGGTGCTTTGCGCTCGTGAACTGCAGGTGTCGATCCGTGATTCGGTCCACCGGCTGCTGGCCGACCAGATCGAGACGATGGGCCTGTCCGGCCAGTTCGAGGTGGGCGAGAGCTTCATCCGCTGCGCGAACGGCTCGGAGTTCCTGTTCAAGGGGCTTCGGCACAACGCCGGCGAGATCAAGTCGATGGAGAACATCGGCGTGTGCTGGGTCGAGGAAGCACAGGCGGTGTCCGAGTCATCGTGGAAGCTGCTTATCCCGACCATACGCGCGCCGGGCTCGGAGATCTGGGTGACGTTCAACCCGGAGAACGAGACGGACCCCACCTATCAGCGGTTCGTGGTCGAGCCACCACCGGCCGCGATCGTTCGCCAGATCAACTGGCGAGACAACCCGTGGTTCCCGCCTGAACTGGACGAGGAGCGCCGGCACATGCAGGCAACCGACCCGGACGCCTACGCGTGGATATGGGAAGGCGAGTGCCGGCAGATCAGCGATGCCCAGGTGCTGCACGGCAAATGGGTGGTCGACGCGTTCACCCCGGCCGATTCGTGGGACGGGCCGTACTACGGGGCCGACTGGGGTTTCGCCAAAGACCCGACCGTACTCGAGCGGGTGTGGATTCACGGCCGCAAGCTGTGGATCGATCACGAGGCCTACGGCGTCGGGGTGGAGATCGACCAGACGCCTGAGCTGTTCGACCGCATACCCGGCGCACGGGATCACGTCATTCGCGCGGACGGCGCCCGGCCCGAGACCATCAGTTACATGCAGCGCCAGGGCTTCAAGATTCAGCCGGCCAAGAAGTGGCCCGGCAGCGTCGAGGACGGCGTTGCCCACCTGCGCGGCTATGACCAGATCGTGATTCACCCGCGGTGCAAGCACACAGCGCAGGAGGCGAGGCTGTGGAGCCACAAGGTCGACCGGCTCACCGGCGACGTGATGCCGCAGCTTGTCGACGCGCACAACCACTGCTGGGACTCAACGCGTTACGCCCTCGCTCCGCTGATCCGACAGCGGCAGCAGCAACACACAGGGATGCAGGTGCCGATGCTATGACCATGCCGACCGACGAGCCTGAGTTTGCCCGGATCCTCCACGAGATCGACCGCGTTGATGGGTGCCCGAGAACCAAGCAGCGCATCAAGTCGATTCTGAGAACGCGCACCGGGCAACGCATCAGGTTCTCGGTTCGGGCGTTCGTCCACCCTGAGCGCGTGCATGCGGCGGTGTTGATGCTGGAGGCGGGAAAGACACGGGCCGAGGCAAAGGGCGCGCTGTGCGCACGCTACGGGGTGAGCGATGCCACGGCCTACCGCATTCTCGACGCGGCGATTGCCAAGCGTCGGCCGAAGCTGCAAGGAGGGCTGTTCGATGGGTGATGTGGTCGAACTCGACTCTCGCCGGCCGCACGTCAAGATGCTGGCCACCGACGGGACAATTCACGTGATCCCGCTCGTGACGCTGGAGAAGATCGCCAAGGGCGAGCTTTGCATCACGCAGCTGGACGACTGGCAAAAGCTGGTGCCGTCCATCGTCGAGGATTGGATCGACTGCCTGCCCATCGAGGGCTAATAGCGAAAATAGGAGCAAGTTATGCCTTGGATTTCATTTGGTCGCTGGAGTAACGCCGGCGGAATATTTTTCAAAGCCAAAAGGCTTTACATCGATGGTAGGTGGACCCCGATCGTCGTTCTGAGGAAGCGTTACGAGACATGGCTCGGTTTCTTCGGGTGAATGGTGACTCATGACCGACGACGAGATCGATGGATTCCTGAGCCGGCAGGCCGGGGAGATTGAACGACGCGCCGAGGCGGCCTACCAGCGCCTGCTCGAGTCGATCCGGGCCGGCACGGCGGCACGGTCTGCGGTGCAGGATGCCTATGACTCGTTCGAGGGCGAGTTCTACGGGCTGCTGGCGTCTGCCTTTACCGACCTGCTGACCAAGCGGATCAGCGCGGATCGGGTGCGGTCGATGCCACTGGCCGGGATCACGCTGTCGGATCGGCTTTACCAGAACCGGCAGCTCGTCGAGTCCACGGTGCTGGCCGCGATCAATCGGCACAACCAGGCGATGCGCTCGGCCCGTGAGTTGGCGCTAGAGCTCTACGACGGCTACGGCAACGACGTGGATCTGCTCGATGTGAGAAAGCGCCTGCCCCGCTACCTGCGCGACGGCGTGACCGGTGACGAGTACGCCCGGACGATCAGCCGGTACGCGGCCAAGCGGCTCAAGACTCCGGCCCTGCGAGCGGCCTACCTCGAGGCGCTGGATGCCGCCGAGGCCGGGCGACCACAGGACAAGCTCAACCGGATGCTTCGCACTGCCTTCGCCGAGCGCAACCGGTACTTCGCCAACCGGATCGCCCAGACCGAATTGCACCGGGCCTACATGGACACGCGCGGCGGTGAGTTGATGGCCGATCAGTCGCTGGAGTTCGTGCAATACCGGCTGTCGCCGACGCATCCGCAGGTGGACATCTGCGACGTGCATGCCAAGGCGGACCTGTACGGGCTCGGACCCGGCATCTACCCGAAGGGCCGCGCGCCACAGCCCCCGGTTCACCCGCACTGCCGCTGTAAGGCAACGCCACGCTACGACATACGCGGCACGCCCAACGAACGCCCAGACGCAATCCGAGAGCTGGTGCAGGGCCGCGGCGATGGCGCGAGGCTGATGGGGTCTGAGGCGAGGATGGAGCGGCTACTCAATGGCGAGCCGCTTGACTCGATCGTGAATGACGGCGTGCCGGAGGATTACCGCCTGCGCCGCCTGGGGGATGGGCCGCGCAGTCCGCTGGTGCGGGACGACTAGGCGATGGTGACTTCGAACCGGGACATGAACAGCTTGTAGGTCTGCAGCCGGTCCTCGTCGGTGATGGTGTCGAGGTGCTTGATGCGGTAGCCGTCGCCCTGTTGCATACGCCCGACGATCTCGTCCTCGAGGCGTAGCAGTTCCTCGTACAGCGCATCCATGCCGTCGAACTGCTGCACCGGCGATCCGTAGTAGACCATCAGGTCGACCACGCGCCGATGACCCGGGTCGCCACGCTTGATGCGCGACGGCACCAGCCGGATGATCGGGTAGTCGTCCGGGGTCATGTTCGGCTCGAGGCCTATCTTGCAGGTGTTGATGCCCGGCACGTCCGCAAGACGAGTTCGAAGGGTGCCGAGAATGTCGTTGATGGTCGCCATGGATTACCCCCGCAGGATCGGAATCGAGATCAGGCCAGGCGCGGTGTCTGCCACCTCGGCCTGTGCGTTGCGCGCTCCGGCCAGTTGCCGGTCGAACTCGGCGCGGTAGCTCTTTAGCTTGGCCGTGAACAGATCCTCGGGCTGCGCCTGCTTGTCCAGGCAGGTGATGATGTAGGCCCGCAACACCGTGAGCTTGTCGCGCCAGTCGGTCGGGAAGGTGCCGAGGTCGTCCACGTCCACGCGGGCTCGATCCTCGACCGACTGGTCGATGTAGCCGGTCAGGTACGCGTCGGTGTAGGTCAGGGTCGTGGCCATGTCGTTACTCCTCGAGGATTGCGGCCAGTCGCCGCTGGAATATGCGTGGGGCGGCGTCGGCGGCGTCCACCAGGTACGGGTCGCCCTCGTAGCCCGGGTGCTGAACGACCTTGGCGAACTGGAACGCGCCACCGGACGGCCAGCGCAGCGCCTTTTTCTTGCTCGGCCTGATCTCGTGCGGCCGGGTGCCCCAATGCACGAACACCGCATGGGGTGCCATCGATTCGTTGTGGCCGATGCGATAGTCGCCAGGGCCATCGCGGTTGAGTTCGAGTGAGCGTTCGAGGTCGCCGGTCTGGCGATGGTCGGCCACGCGCGCCTCGATCATCTCGAACACTTCCTGCGCGGTTTCCGCCAGTGCCTGTTCGGCCTGGTCGGTCGTGCCGAGTAGCCGCTTGCCGAGTGCGTCGAGGTTGTCGGGGGTGAGGGTGAGCATCAGTCGTCCCCGTTTCGCTTGCGGTCGTCGATGCCAAGGCGCTTGGCCGCCCACGACTCGGCGAACTTCTCGGCGGCGTAGATGCCGCGCGCGCCCATGTGGCCGGATATGCCAACCAGAACAGCGGTCACGAGTTCCTCGAACCCGGCCGCCTGGCAGATCATGAAGGTGAGCAGGCCGGCAAAGCCGCTCGTCACCAGTTCGCCGATCAGTTCCGTCACCGAGAACCGGCTGACTTCGCCGGCTCGAACCTTGCGGATGTAGTTCACGATCCCGCCCCACCCCGCGAGGACCAGAACCCACCAGTACGCGATCCATGGGTATTGGCCCAGGAGCCCGGTCGCTGCTTGCTTGAGTTCATCGCTCATCCCTGAATCGGCCTTTCGTGTCGGTGTTGTTGTCCATCGGCTCGCCTCTCCGCGTCTGCACGGCCGCCTCGTGCCGTTTCTGGCAGTCTCGGTACATGCCGGATGCCGTGACGATCCAGCGCGCTGTGGCGCGTTGCGTCGGTTCATCGATCACCGGAAGATCCGGGCAGGGCGCGGCCAGATTCGCCGGCAGGCTCGGCCCCGGTGATGGCGTCGTTGAGCACGCGGAAAGCGTCAGGGCTCCAATCGCAACTGCGGTCGCTCGGAACATGGCGGATCACCTCGCGGGTGCGGTAACGGATTTCGGTCTGGCGCTCGGCCCGGCCGGTCTCGTATTCGATAGCGCGCTGGTCGGCTATGGCCTGCTGTAGTTCGATGGCCTGCTGCACTTCGTCCTGGCAAATGGCCTTGCCCATGCCGATCAGGCCTGACCGGTACTGCCACCACGCCGTTGCCAGTGAGGCGATGACGATCGCGCCAACGGCAATTCGCCCCCATGACAGCCAGCGCATCACGGCCACTTCCGCCCGGTGCCGGTGTAGAGGCCGAAAACGGCCGCCGCAGCGCCAAACACGGTCGATGCGAACGCGGCCTGCGATCCGGTTGGGTCGGCCAGCGCCATGAACCACACGGACACGTGGTAGAGCATCACGCCGTAACCGAACACCAGCACACGCGGCACCACGCGGTAGGCGTCGACCACCTCGGCCCATCGGGTCAGTACGTCCACAACACGTCCTCCGCCTTGTCCGGGTCCATGTCCGCGTGAATAAAGTCGTGCGCCACGCCCAGGCGGGTGAAGCCAGCGCCGATCAGCGCCTCGATGATCTGGAAGCGGGCGCGGGAGTTCGGCGCGTCGATGTCGACGGCGTACCCGCGCAAGTGAGAGCTGTCCTCGGTGCCGCCGATTGCCTTGTTGTGGGCCGGGCAGCGCATCGGCGAGGTGAGAGCGAACGGGATGCCGGCAATGCCGCGGGCGTTATCCAGCGCGAGCATCACGTGCTTGTCCATGTCGTGGTAGCCCTTGCCGCACTTGCCGCACTTGCAGGCGAACTCGGCGGGCTTGAAGTGGCGCAGGATCGGCTGCATCACTCGCCCCCCACGGCCGGCGGCTCACCTGGTCGCTCGTGGCTCATGGTGTCGAGGTCGCCCAGGATGCTGTCGCGCAGGTCTCGATCGGTGGCGGCCAGGTCGGTGGCGATGATCTGCCGCATCTTCTCGCGCAGGTAGGACTCCGGCGCACCCATCATCTGCATCTGCTGGTACAGCTCGATCTCTGAGCCCAGGTCGGCCAGGCCGTAGTCGGTCGGCCATTCGATTTGCGTGCGGTCGGTGATGTCGAGCCAGCGGGCCACGATTTCCCAGACGCGCCGCTCTAGGTCTTCCATGGACCGGGCGAACGAGGCGAGCGAGGCGTTGAGCGACTGGAACCGCAGCGTCATGGCAAGGCCCGACTCGGCCTGATCGGGTGGCTCGACGTTGAGTGCCACCTCGTCGATGGTCTGCTGCAGGCGCTCTATCGCCTTGAAATATGCCTCGGTCGGGATGGATGTCGGGCTGATGAATGCCGGCATGGTGCCGGAGTGAACCAGCATGTTGTGGGTGCCGAGCGTCTCGGCCATGGAGTTGGCGTCGAACGTCTGCGACTGCTCGGGCGGCACCTGGTAGGTCAGGATCGAGAACGTCTGGGAGCGCAGCAGCTCGTCGAGTTCCGAGTGCAGGTTGTAGAGGCGCTTGCCCAGATCGGCCAACTGGCTGAACGAACCCTCGGCGCCGAACTCGCCGGTCTCGGAGAACGCCAGCACCGGGCAAAGGCCGAGGCCATGCTCGCCGCTTTCCAATACCTCGTCGCCTTTCAGCACGCGCCAGCCTTCCGTGTCCCACACCCTCGATACATCCACGCGCTCGCCGTCGAGATCCATCGTGTCGGCATAGCGGACGCTCGTGATCAGGCCGCGATGGTCGAGTTCGTATTCCTCGACGTGCTCGGGAAGGATCGGCACCAGGTACGGGGCGGCGCGCATGTCTTCCTGCTCGGCGCGGTTCGCTGGCAGCTCCGCCGGCGCGTCGATCAGCAGGAGCATGGTGCCGCGTGCCTTGGCTTCCATCATGAAGCGGTGCCAGAACACGCCGATCGAATTACCCCGCCAATCGCAGTCGTCCGAGATCACGTCCATCAGCGGGTTTTCCAGCACCCGGATAGGCGGGCGCTTGTCGATGTGGCCGACGAATCGGGACACCGCACGGCGAACCGGGTTGGCGTACCACGCCAGTTCCTTGCGCGCCGTGTACTTTCTGTCGCCTTCCCGTGGGTATCGCTTGAGATAGCTGCCGTCAGCGAATCCGCCCGTGCCGTGCAGGGCGTCCGCCAGGAATTGGAATCGTTCGGTGGTGAGCTGCATCGGGCGAGCCTCGTCTGATCTTGCTCGCATCCTCGCCCGCTGTTGCCTCATTTCCGGGCCGCGCATGACACGCCTGCGCGCGAGGATGGCAACACCAATCAAAGGCGAGAGGCCGCAATGGACCTGGAACAACTCAGAGAGAAGCTGGAAGCCGAGGAATTCGACGCGCTCAAGAAGTACGTCGACGACCTCGTGGGCCAGCGCGATCAGGCTCGCGACGAGTCGATCAACAAGCGCAAGAAGCTCAAGGAGCAGGTCGAGACCCTGCAAACCACGCAGTCCGACCTGATGGAGCGCCTGGGGCTGGAGTCGATCGACGACCTCGAGCAGTTGCCCGACCTCAAGGGCGCGGCCGAGAGCGAAAAGCAGTATCAGGCACGGATCAAGCGCATGGAGCGCGACATGGCCGAGCGTGACGAAAAGATCAAGGATCTGGACAGCCGTTATCGCGGCCAGATGCTCGACGCGCAGCTTTCCCGCGCGCTGGGCAAGCACGAGTTTCTCGACACCGATCTGGTGGGTGACTACCTCAAGGCCCGCGTGGTCTGGGAAGAGGACTCACCGATGGTGGAAGCGGACGGCAAGACCGTTCCGCTCGAGGAAGGCGCGGCATGGCTGGCACAGACCAAGCCGCACCTGTTGAAAGCCGCCGGGGCGGGAGGCTCCGGGCATGTACCGAATGGCGGCAAGCCAAACGGTAAGAACCCGTTCGCGAGAGAGTCGCGGAACCTCACCGAGCAAGCGCGAATCATGCGCGACAACCCCGAATTGGCCGAACGGCTCAAAGCCGAGGCCGGCAAGTAACAGGAGCCTGAACCATGGCAGCCACGAAGATCTCCGACATCATCGTTCCCGATGTCTTCAACCCCTACGTGCAGCAGCGCACGGCGGAACTCGCCAACTTCTACTTGGGCGGCATCGTCTCCAACGACGAGCAGCTCAACACGCTGGCTCAGTCCGGCGGCAAGACCCTGAACATGCCGTTCTGGAATGACCTGACCGGCGATGACGAGGTGCTGAGCGACACCGGCGCACTCACCCCGGCGGCTATCACCTCCGGCCAGGACATCGGCGTTCTGCACATGCGCGGCAAGGCCTGGGGCGTCAACGACCTCGCCAAGGCGCTGGCCGGCGACGACCCGATGATGGACATCGCCGACCGCGTGTCCCGCTACTGGCAGCGCGCCATGCAGGCGGTCGCACTGGCCTCGGTCAAGGGCGTGATTGCCGACAACGTCGCCAACGACTCGGCCGACATGCGGATCGACATCTCCGGCGCGACGAACGCCGACATCACCGCTGACACCAAGTTCAGCGCGGACGCCTTCATCGACGCCCAGGCGACCTTCGGTGACGCGGTTGGTGGCCTGACCGGCATCGCCATGCACTCCACGGTCTACCACAACCTCAAGAAGATCGACTCGATCAGCTTCGAGAAGGAGTCCGAGGGCGATCTCGAGATCGAGACCTACCGTGGCCTGCGCGTGATCGTCGACGACGGCATGCCGTACACCCCGGCTGGTGGCGCGCTCGCCGGCGACACCGCGCCGTTCTACACCAGCTACCTGTTCGGCGCTGGCGCGATCGGCATGGGCCAGGGCGGCGCACCGGTGCCCACCGAGACCGACCGCGATTCGCTGGCCGGCGAGGAGTACCTCATCACCCGCTCGCACTTCCTGATGCACCCGCGCGGTATCGCCTTCCAGTCCGCATCGGTAGCCGGGGCCGCCCCGACCAACACCGAGCTGGAGAACGCGCTCAACTGGGATCGCGCCTACACGCGCAAGAACGTCCGCATCGCCGCCATCGTCACCAACGGGTAAGGCCATGGGACTTGCAGCGTTCAACCGGGCGCGGCGTGAAGCCGCCGCCCGCGACCAGAAAGCCCAGCGCGAGGCGCCGCAACCGACCCCGGCGGAAACGTCGGCCGAGGTGAAGCCAAAGCGCACGGCCACCAAATCCAGCGGTGGGCGCAAGCGCGGCCCCGCGACCAAGACGACCAGAGAGGACTAACCCATGGCAGTCACCACACGCCCCTACATCGGCAAAGGCCGGGTGTACATGCGGGAGGCAGGCGCGGCCGAGGCCCTGGCCGAAGTCGGCAACGTCTCCGCGCTGTCCATCAGCGCAGAAGACAACGAGATCAACCTGCCGGACTACACACAGGGCGGCGGCGGCAACTACTCGAGCATCCGGCGCATCGACAGCGTCACCTGCTCGATCACGCTGCACGACCTGATCCTCAACAACCTGGCCGCCATCACCCGAGGCACCGGCTCCGAGGAGGCCGCACAGACGGCGAACCTCATCACGGAGACGGCCTACATCGGCGGCTTTATCCCGGTTGGCCCGAGCCCGACCAACGTCACCGTCGAGGACGCCGGCGGCGCTGGCACCACCTACGTCGAGGGAACGGACTACGAGATCCGCACCGGCGGCATCTTCATCCTTTCCGGCGGCACGATCACCGATGCCACCAGCGTCGACATCACCTCCGACACCAGCGCCCGCGAAGTGATCGAGGCGATGACCCAGAGCGGCAAGCAGTACGAGCTGTACTTCGACGGCCTCAACGAGGCGGACAGCGGTAGCTCGGTCGTGCTCCACGCCTACAAGTTCGCCCCGGGCATCGGCAACGAGCTGCCCATGATCGGCGACGAGTTCGCGGAGATCACGCTTGAAGGCGAGCTGCTGATCGATACCACCAAGACCGGCACCGGCGTGAGCCAGTATTACAAGGTCGAGGCCGCGGCGTAAGGAGCTGACACATGAGTGAACTGGCCGTCACCAAGAAGGTGAAGATCAGCGAGGACCGCGCCGTCGAGGTGCGGGAGCTGACCGTTGGCGAGATCCGGCAATGGCTGGCCGACCTCGAGAGTGAGGCGACCGCGGAGGCCGACATCGTTGGCGAGTTCCTGCGGGCCGACCTTTCGCTGCGAGACCTGGCACGCCTGACCGATCTCACCATCGACGACATGGACGATCTCACGCAATCGCAGATCGGGAAGGTCAGCGAGGCGGCCAAGAAGCTGAATCCCGATTTTTTCGGGATGCGCGACCGGCTGAACAAGGCGGGCCAGCGGATGGCCTCAGCCGGCGCGTCCGGCAGCTAAGCAAGAACGTCAGCACGCTCGTCCGTAGCGGACACGGCGCGGGCGTCTGGCACTACCCCTGGCGGGTCTACCTCGAGGCGATCGAGGAGGCCAACGAGGCCGCAAAGGCCAAGTGACCGCCGGGCCTTATTCCTGAATGGCGGAGCCACCCATGGCTGATTTCGATCTGGCACTAAAGCTGCGACTCGACCAGGGCAACGCCCAGGCCGGGCTGCGGCAATTCGCCGGACAGGCCAAGGGTTCGCTCCGCGACGTGTCGAAGACGGCCAAGAGCACCAGCAACTCGCTCGACGACGTTTTCGACTCCCTCGGCATCCGCTCCAGCCGCCAGATCAAGGCGGACATAGACCGGGTGCGCGACTCCCTTCGCAAGCTGGGCAAGGACGGCCGCGTCTCCGGCCGTGAGCTCGCCCGTGGGCAGAAGGCCGGCGCCGCACAGATCAAGGCACTCAAGGCCGAGATGCGCGGCGCGACAGGCGTCATCGGGAGCCACCGGGCGGCGATTGGCTCGCTGATCGCCCGCGTGGGCGCGCTGGCTGGTGCCTACCTCTCGGTGCAGACCGCGATCAACCAGATCGGCGGGATCATCAGCACCGGCGCGCAGTTCGAGAAGATGGGAAAGCAGCTCGAGGCGCTTACGGGCAGCAGCGAGAATGCCGAGCGGGCCATGCAGTGGATCGAGGATTTCGTCCAGACCACCCCGTTCCAGCTCGACGGCGTGACCAAGGGATTCACCCGCCTCAAGGCGTTCGGCCTCGACCCGATGGACGGCACCTATCAGGCCATTGCCGACCAGACAGCAGCCCTCGGCGGCAGCCAGGAAGAGATGGAGGGCATCGTCCTCGCGCTCGGTCAGGCGTTCGCCAAGCAGAAGCTCCAGGGCGAGGAAATCCTGCAACTGATCGAGCGCGGCGTGCCTGTGTGGGAACTGCTGGCCGAGTCGACCGGCAAGACCAACGCCGAGCTTCAAGACATGTCGTCGAACGGCGAGCTTGGCCGCGAGGCAATCCGTGGCCTGATCGCCGAGATGGGCCGGGTGAACTCGGGCGCCGCCGCCGCGCAGATGGACACCTTCAACGGCCAGCTTTCCAACCTGCAAGACCAATGGATGCAGGTGCAGCGCACCATCGCCGAGGCCGGGTTCCTCGACTACCTCACCGACGAGATCGGCGACCTCAACGAAACCCTGTCCGAGATGGCCGAGTCCGGCGAACTGGCCGAGCGCGCCGAGGCAATCAGTGACGCCCTGATCGATGCGGCCGACGCGACCAAGGACTTTGTTCTTGTGCTCTACGACCTGCGCCAAGAGATCGGCTACACCGTGGCCGCCCTGTTGGCCCTCAAGGCGTTTTCCATCCTGCGCGGGGCGGCCACATCGGTCGCCGCTCTTGCTGGCTCGATCGGCCGCCTCAAGGGCGCGCCTGCAACGCTTGCTGCGACCGGCAAGTCAGCCAGCCGGGCAGCGACCGCCCTCCGAGCGCTATCGTCCATCCGGATGGTCGCCCTGACCGGTGGCATCGGCGCGGTGGCCTTGGGCGCGGTGGCGCTTATTAACCACCTGAACGAAGTCCGCCGGCAGCAGAACGAAATCATGCGCGCCGAGAACGAGCGCCGGCAGCGCCTCGAGGGCGATACGTCGATCAACGCGATCGACCGCGACACGGTGGTCAAGAACAAGCAGGCGCTCGACGACCTGAACGCCTACGAGCGGAAGATTTACGCCGAACGAATGGAGCGATCCAAGAAGTATTGGGACGCGAGGTCCAAGCAGCTTGCGCATGAATACGCTCAGGAGGCATTCCTTGGAAACGAGGCGGCCAAAGAGCGCCTGCTTGCAGAACTCAAGGCATCATCTCGTGAGTACGAGTTGCGCCGCGAGGCCCTGCGCGACCTCGAGGACTACGCCGACGAGCGCGAGGAACTAGAGCAGGAACTGTCCGACAAGGTCACGGACGTGAAGGCCGACATGAGGGCCGATCTGGAAAAGCAGCTTGACGCGGAGGTGAAGGCCTACCAGGACGCGAACAAGCGCATCGAGACCCTGCGCAAACAGCGCCTCGAGATCGAGAAGAACTACAAGACCGAGCTCGCCAAGTTCGACGAGACTGGCCAGCAGCTAGACGGCGGGCAGGAAGCGCCCGAGTATCTCGACATCTACAGCAAGGTGGCGCAGGGCCAGCGATCGATGGAGGCTGGCGACACGGAGGCGGCCGTCGATTCCGCCCAGCAGGCCCGCGAGCTGATCGAAGCGGCGAATCAGGCCGGCAGCGTTGGCGAGACGTGGCTGCAAACCCTGCTCAACAACGCCAGCAGCATCGTCGAGCAGGCCAAGCAGGCGGACGTGGCCGCAAACGAGCAGGCGCAGGAGAAGGCCCAGACCGAACTTCAGAAAGCCAAGACGACGATCCAGCAGCTCAAGGAGGAGACCGCCTGGCTCGAGCAGATCAGCGTCGGGTTCGACCAGGAGGCGGCCAACGCCAGCGCCGACCAACTTCGAGCCCAACTGCAGAAGCGCCTAGACAACAATCCGCTTGTCATGCCGGTGACCACGTCGGACCTTGGCGGCAGCGAGGACGACGACACCCCAGGCTTCGCCAGCGGCGGCTACTTGCGCGGCCCTGGCACCGGCACTAGCGATTCCATGCTGGCCCGCCTGTCCAACGGCGAATACATCATCAAGGCGGCCGCCGTGCGCCGGTTCGGCAAGGGCTTTTTCGACCAACTCAACGGCATGCGCCTGCCGAAGTTCGCCAGCGGCGGGATCGTCAACAACCTGCGCATGCCCGCGCTCAAGATGCCGTCCACTTCCACCGGTGGCGGTTCGAGCGGCGACACCCTGTATCTCACCCTAGGCGGCCAGCAGTACGGCCCGGTTTCCGCCTCGCCGGACGTGAGCCGTGATCTCAAGCGAGCGGCCGCCATGTACGGAGGTGCCCGATGAGCTACTGGAAAGACCCGGCCACCGTCACCCCGGACGCGACCAGCGCATGGATCGACCCGCTCAAGGTGAACGGCACCGCACTGGCCGATACCGAGCAGCTTGATCCGCAGGTGAGCGTCACGCCCATCGGCGGCGCGGCCATCCATCGGCTGTCTGACGGCAGCGCGGCCAAGCAGACCGTGTGGCGCAAGCGCCGCGTGCGTGTCTCCGGCAACGGATGGGTGCCGCCGACGCTCTCAGGCCTCGACTGGAGCGCGCCAGTTACCGTCGAGGGCCACATGCTCGCCGGGCCTGTCACCGGCTACTCAGACGGCCCAGAAGAATCATTCGACCCGGCAAACGCGTCCTGGTCGTGGAGTTTCACCCTGGAGGAATCCTAAATGGCGTTCCGCTACATCAATGCATGGCTTTCAACGCTGCAAGCCAACGTGCTCGCAGCCGACACAACGATCACCGCAGCGCCTGCCGACGCCGCACTTCTACCGTCGCTTGCAGCTGGCGAATCGTGGCGCATGGTGCTGCCACTATATGACGGCAACGGCGAAGAAACCGACCGTGAGATCGTCGATGTAACCGCCGTGGATGGCGTCACCGGAAACATGACAGTCGCCAGAGGACAGGAAGGAACCACGGCGCGTGATTGGCCGTCAGGCAGTCGTATCGATGTTCGCTTGACAGCAGCACAGCTTGCCGCGCTAGAGTCAGCGGTTCCGGACCACGAAGCCGCCACCGACCCGCACCCGCAATACACCACGGAAGCCGAAGCATCTGCCGCCGCGCCGGTTCAAAGCGTGGACAGCAAGACCGGCGCCGTCGATCTGTCGCAGGACTACGAAACCCGCCGGCAGCACAACCTCACGGCCACGACCGATCCGACGGTAAACGACGACAGCGGCGCAGGCTATGAGCCGCTGTCCAAATGGGTGAACACCAGCACCGGCGAGGTGTTCGTGTGCCTGGACGCCACCGCCGGCGCGGCAAACTGGCAGCTTTCCACGCTCACGATCGACGACCTTGGAAGCGCGGCAACGCAGGAAACGTCAACGCTGCTTGCCCGCGCCAATCACACCGGCACCCAAACACTCGCCACGATCAGCGATGCAGGCACGGCGGCGGCAGAGGACTCCAGTGCATTCGAGCCAGCGGGCCTAGCAGACTTCGCCCAAGACACAGGCACGACCACTGGCCTGACGTTCGGCTATCAAGCAGGCTCGATCCGCAACGACAACGCGGTAACGTCTGTGTCTGCTGGGACGGTCACGCTGACTGACGCAACAACCAACTATGTCGAGTGCAGCGGTGCTGGCACGGTATCAACGAACACTACCGGGTTCGCGTCTGGGTCTGTTCCGCTGTTCACTGTCGTTACATCAGGCGGGGCCATCTCTAGCGTTACTGATGAGCGGGCGTGGATTTCAACGCAGCGCAGCTCGATTGTTGGCATTTCAGCATACGGGACATTTAAATCATATCAGTCGATTTCTCAGTCAGTGCCAGATGCTACTCTGACGAAAATAACACTCGATTCAGAGGACTACGATACTGATTCAGCATTCGATACAGCGACATCACGCTTTCAGCCTAGCACTGCTGGTTACTACATAATCAGTGCGGCATGTGTTATTAACCATCCAGGTGGTATTCCTGGAAAAAGGGTCATTGTAAGAATCGACAAGAATGGAAGCGCGTATGCAAACCTGTTCGTCGCTGGAATTAGCGACAGTTCTAGCTCAGGAGGCGGAGGGGCAACAACGGTACATATGAACGGCACGACTGACTACATCGAGATGTTTTTGTTGCAGGGCACTGGTTTATCCTTAAGCACCAGCGCAGTGTCGTTCGGAACATATATGTCTGGATCATTCTTGGGCAAAGGGTAACAAGATGGCATCGGTAAAATGCAGCGCAGAATTCGACATTGCGGCTATCGCGGAGACTGCCGGCCAGAAGGACCAGTACAAGAGAAAATATATCGACGGCGTGCTTTTTGTTGAAGGAGTGACGCAATCAGACCTAGAAAGCGCCGTTGGCGATTATGACCATGACGCGGCGTTAATTGAAAATGCCGTCAAATCAGCAATCAACGCAATCGACCAAGCCGCCGACAGCAAGCGCGCCGAGTACATCACCGACATTCTCGGCCAGCCTGTCGTGTACCGGCAAAAGTATGAGGAAGTGCTTGATTACCGCTCATCAGGCACAGCCGGCCAGTACATGCAGGCGGAGGCAACGCGGCGTGGCATCACGGTCGACGCGCTTGCCACAGAGATCGAAAACACGCGAGCGCAATGGTTGTCAATTGACGCGCAGATCGAGGCAGAGCGCGTTGGCGGCAAGCAGGACGTGCGCGATGCGACGGACGTTGCCAGCGTCGAGGCGGCGCGTGATGCCGCTGTTAGTGCGATTGAGGTTCTGTAACGGGTGGCTAAGCGTCATTACATAGCAGGGAGGCCAATAGCCGGCGGGGTGATCGCTGGCGAATCGCAGACGATCCCTATCGGGAAAGCTAGCGCTTTGCTAGAGACTCGGACTTATAGTGCCGGGCAGGCCATAGCCAGACTCGATCCCAGCCTGCGCGCCGTAGGCCGAGCCTCAACCCAACTTGACACAAGAGTTACCGCCGCCACCGGCCGCGCTGTCGCATGGATCGACGCCGCCACCTACACCCGCGGCCAGTCAGTCTGCGGATTCGACACAAGCGCCGGGGAGATCATCGCCAAGGCTGCAGCGTCTACTGGCATCACCGCGCGCACCTACACCACCGGCCAATCAACCGCCGACATGCTCACCCGTGTCATCGGCGAGATCGACTGGTCGGACGTGGCCGCATCGCAGTCGTGGCAGACGGTCACGCGTCTGGATGGCGTCGAGGTGCTTACCACCGGCGCGATCGAGATCGAGGCCGAGGAATCCAGCGCGCGGGTGGCGACGATCTCCGTTGTTGGCCCGCCGACGGCCGAGGTCGATTCGACTCTCGACGTGGATCTGGTAGTCGGCGATCACGTCGAGCCTCTGTTCCGTGGCCGCGTGACCGAGCCGCAGTTCGACCCGGCTAGAAGGGTGACGACCTACGAGGCCACCGACCAGATCCAGCGCCGCATCGACAGCCTCACGCGCGAGCAGATCGAAGGCCTGACGCCAGAGGCAACCACGGAGAACGGCAACGACGATCAAGGCTGGCGCTACCTCCGCCACCGGCTCGAGTCGTGGCCCGGATCTTTCGACACCACACGCGACGGCTTTTTCCGCGCCACGCGTTGGGACGGTGCTGATCTGATGCCAAACGCGATCACCGCGGCAATCGATCGCAGCGAGCGCCTGTCGCTTGTGCGTGCCGACCAGGTGCGAAACCGCGTGAAGCTCGAGGCGCGGCTGTCGTGGATTCGCCTGGCGATCCGTGAGCACACAAACACATGGGTTGCGCCGTACAGCCTCTGTGATTTTCTGACCGGCCGGAGACTCGGCTATCAGGTATCGCTCCCGATGACAGAGACGGTCACCGATGCCATATCATCCGCAGGGTGGGATATTGAATCCATCAACTTGCAGCCATTGATGAATGGTGACGCCGAATTTGTCGACTGCAGGTTGCGCGATTCCAGCTCACAAAGGATCGTCATCGTGGGCGAGATCGATGCGATTCGACAAGCACGATGGACGCTTACCAAGCGGTACTCTCGCACCTTGCAAGCAGCGCTTGGGGTAACCCTGGACGTGGCAAGCAGCGTCTCTCGATTCGGCCTGCGTGACTCGACTCAGTCGGTCAGCTATCGAGACCCGGCAGACGATTCTTCATTCCTGCGCCCAGATGCCGGCGGGGAAACGCAGCCGCTTCTGGGAACCGGCGCGTCACCAACGGCAACGTCGGATGGTTTCGATTTGTCGGGGACCGATCCAAAGGGCGACCGCTTCGTTGACCAACTCGACGGCGGAGCGGCTGAGGACATCGTGACCGACGCGATCAACCGGGCCATGACGCAAATTGCCAGCGCCCACCGCGGCACGACCCTTTCCGTGCAAACGCTGGTCCGTCCTGACATCGAGCGACATCACCGCGTCGAGATGCAACTGCCGTTCGTAACATCGCAGGGCAAGGTATCTCGCGTGCGCCACGTGCTCGATACCGAGGCAGGAAGCGCAACCACTGACGTGGAAATCCGCATTTTCCAAGGCGGCGACGGCCAGCCGGTGAGCGCCGATTGGTCAGGCCTTGGCGACATGGGCCTGTCGAACGTGAAGACGCGCGCCGATGATCCGACACCGCTGCCCGACCCGGGCACATACGTCGGTGGTCTCGATGATTCGCCCCCTGAGTCGGAAGACTGGCACGGGTGGATCTACAACGCGAACACAGATACCGGCTGGTGGGCCGACTCATCAACCTTCGATCCGAACCCGCCGTCCAATGAGACCTATTCGACTGGCTTTGCAGTCCGCACCCCGCCAATCGAAATGCCGGATCAGGAAACGGCAGACGTGGAAGACAACCGAACCATCGCCGTCCATCTGCCCGAAGACCCGCTCGTCTACGCCTAACCAGGAGCCAACACCATGGCCACGACCCTCAAGTTCTACGCCGATTCCAGCCTGACCCAGCCGCTCGACACCAACCCGCTGACGCTCGACCGTGAGATTGGGGCAGGGCCGGTGGAAAAACAGATTTTCCTCGGGTCGGTCGAGGCCTCTCGCTACTTCGTGCCGGACACCGATACCCAGATCACCGCGAGCATCACAGACAGCGACACCAATGCCGGCTTCGCCTCGACCGACATCACGCTCGCGCTCACCCAGTCCGCACTGGACACAGCAACCGCCGGCGCCGCGCTCGACGTGGGAACGCAGATCGACAGCGGCACGGTCAACGCGGTGCCCGTCTGGGTTCGGTTCTCAGGCACATCAGGCACGCCGCTATCCACCAGCGACCTCGGCCTGACCACAAACGTAGTGCGCGAGTACGCCGCCTGATGAACCGCAAGGATCTACAGGAAGCGATCCAGCGCCTGGTCGACAACGGCCAGGCCAAGTCGCAGGACTACGTGCCGCACCAGCCGCGCGAGTCTCTCGCCAGCGGGCGGGCCAAGGCCGAGCCGTCATCTGGTGGCAGTGATACCGCCGGTATCGCCAGCCCGCTTACCGAGCCGGACATCAACGCACGCGAGTACCACGGCACACCCCTGACGAGCAGTGACGGCCTGTTCACCATGCCGGCTGTCAAGAAGGTGGTGCTTGAGGACGCCAACGGCCGTGAGGTGGTGATGGAGTACGACGACCCGAGCAATCTGACGCCATGACGTTCCCGCCGAAAGGTCAGCCATACGGATCTCCATTCCACGGGCTGGTCTACGTGGGCGAGCTGTATCTGCCCAACGGCGAGAAGATGCCGTACCCCCAGCCGACCACGGACAGCTATCACCAGCCTATGGCCGGCCGCACGTTCCCGATCGGACCATCGTGGGCGCCTGGCGGCGCCAATACCCAGTCGGACATCGACGCTGGCCGTACGTGGCGCAACTATGCACAGATCGCCGGCCTAAAAGGGCAGATTCATGGGCAGGAGCTTGGGCGCGATTGCTGGCTGTGGGCCGAGGCCGAGGGCAAGGTCTGGAAGGTAGAGCCACAGGACACGCTCGACGCAAGAGACGCGCCTAAGGACGTGACATTCCGGCTTGCCAGGTTCGGGTGGTTTGGCGATCCTACGGACGGCGAGCTAGAGCGCAACATCACGATCACCATCCCGCAGAATGCCCCGGATGACACTCCCAGCTACGGCCGGTTCCAAGGGCTGACGCTGGACGGCACAGACATTGAATGTCTGCTGGCAGAGGCCAACCCGAACGATGGCCATGCGGCTGTGTTTGTCTCGGTGATGAAGCGGGCCTCAAACGAGGATTATGGCTACGCCATCGCCTGTGCCTTCGAGGTCGACCTGGTGGCAGAGACGGCCAACGTGATCGCCATGCATGACCCGGACAAGGGCGGCACCTCTGAGACCACCTACGTCGACAAATCGTTCACCAAGAAATACGAGTACAACACCGATACGGTTGTCGCGACCCACAGTTGTAACGGCGGGACCATCGAGGAGCGGGCCGGGGTGTTTATCGAGGTGGCCTCGAGCTGCACGATCAACTACCGGGAGACCCATCGCGTACGCTATCACCATTACATCGTCGCGGCAGGCTACGACGGCGATGCCGCAAGCGCGCTATGGTTCCGCGCAGATGAGCGATACGACGCTTTCCACGACGAGAGCCACCAGACCAGCGGGCAGGATAAGGTTTACGTGTCCCAGACCACTGGCGTTCAGCCCGAGGATTGCGGGCACGTTGACCAGTACGGAAATGCCACGTGGGCCCATGACCAGACAAGCCGCGTCGAGTACCCGATTACGTGGAAGCTGGAGTCAACATCGAGAGGCGTCGTTCTCCAGAACACGCTGGATCTGTTCGAACAGACGAAGTGGCACGCTGCCGGCGACTTCAACACGTCAACCACAGGAAGCGCTCCTTTCGAGTCATCATGCGGTTGTGGCGATTCCTGCATCACCGAGGAAATCACCAACGACATCGATTACTCGGTCTATACCTACAACAGTGGCTCCTACAACAACCTAACCCTGATGGGTGTGATGGTGTGGGACTACTCGGTAGCCTACGGCGATCCTGGGTACTCGACCTTCCACACCTACCAAGGGTCCGCGCCGAACGCCATGATCGTAGCGAACGGCGTGGCCGAGTACGAGACTAACCAGATTGAGAAGGTAGTTACCGGCGGCGGACAAGAGATCACTGCCGCCAACGAGGAGTACACCCCATCCAGTGGGGTTCCTGTCGTGTCGGTGGATTACAAGGCAGATGCCGCGGCTATCAGCTTTGGCCCGGAAGATCCTATCGCGCTGGTCTGATCAATCACCGTCAGCCATGCGCTCGGTGGCGGCGCTCTTTGTGAGCATGCCATGTGTGAGCCCAATGCCGAACAGGGCGAGAATCAGATACCCCCACCAGAGCATGAAATCCCCGGCCAGGGCGTAGGCGAACAGAATCGCACCGCCCCCGCCGGCGAATATCGACACCATTTCTCTGCTTTTCTTGGTCATGTCGAGCACCTCCTGTGCTGATGGTAGTCGATGCCCGGCCGAGGCGCATCCATGCCAGCCATTGTAGAAGATGCCGTTTTTGTAGAAGATGACCCGCGCCGGAATCGCCGCAAGTCATTGTTTTATTGGTCGGAGTGGAGGGATTCGAACCCCCGACCACCTGCCCCCCAGGCAGGTGCGCTACCAGGCTGCGCTACACTCCGATTCAGGGCGCGCAGGATAGCGCACTTTGCCGCGTCGAGGAAGGCCGCGGCGAGGGTTCGGACTAGATGTCATGGATGGCGACCCGGTTTTCGATTTTCAGCGGGCGGATGATTTCCGGCCGGCCGAAATAAAAGCCCTGGCCCCAGTCGATCCCCATCTCGCGCAGCATGTCGGCGGTGCGTTGGTCGCCGATGAATTCGGCGACGGTAATCAGCCCCATGTCCTTGGCCATGGACTGGATGTGCTGGACGATTTTCTGTGCCCGAATGCTGTCGCTCATGTTCTGGACCAGTGCGCCTTCGATCTTGAGGAAGGTGAACGGCATGTCGAGCAGGTAGCGGTAGGAGGAGTAGCCGCTGCCGAAGTCGTCCAGGGCGAGTCGCAGGCCGAAATCGATCAGGGGCTTGAGTGCGCTCAATGCATCTGACGTGTCTTCGAGCACCTCGCGCTCGGTCATCTCCAGGACCAACGGCTTGACCTCGACTTTGTCGGAGCCGTCGATGCACTCGCAGGCGGCCTGGGCGTTGGTGATGACCTGCTCCATCAGTTCTGGGTGCTGCAGGAAATCGCCCGAGATGTTGACGAAATGCGCCATCGGTCGATGTCCGATCGAGGCGACGCAGTTGTTGATGGTCTGGTTGATGATCTCGAAGTCGATCCGGTGGGCCATCTGCAACCGCGAGGCGGCATCGATAAACAGACCCGCCGGGATGACGTCGCCTTCGGGGGTGATCATGCGGGCCAGCGCCTCGTCAGCGACCACCTCGCCGCTCTGGAGGTCGACGATCGGCTGGCTGGCGGCGACGATACGCCCCTCGTGGATGGCGCGATCGAGCGCGCCGCCGGTCGTGTAGACGGAGGGCTGCACCAGCCGGTCGGCGTTGACGACGCGGTCGCGGCCGGTGCGCTTGGCCTCGTAGACGGCGGCATTGAGCGCACTGAGCTGGTCACGGGGCTGGGTGCGGGAGGTTTCGCCGGGGCCGAGCGCGCCGTGACCGATGCTGACGGTCACGGAGCCCAGCGGCGGTGCGTCGTCTCCACCGTTGAAGCGAACGTTGGCGGCAGACGAGCGAATGCGTTCGGCGATCTGTTGGACGTGTTCGGCCTGGCGGGGCGGGATCAGAAGCATGAACTCATGACCGCTCCAGCGCGCGGGCATCACGTCGTCGGGCACGGCCGTCTGCATGGCGCCGGCCAGATCGCGGATGACCCGGTCGCCAACGTGATAGCCCAGATAGTCGTTGACGGTCTTGAGCCGATCGATGTCGACCAGCATCAGGCGGTGGCCGCCGTCGCCATCGGACTGGATCTCGCGGATGCGTTCGAGTATCGCGCTGCGGTCCGGCAGGCCGGTGAGCGAATCCAGACTGGTGGGCGGGTAGAGGCTTTCCAGCAGCACGACCAGTCGCTGGTGCTCGTCGAGCGGGGTGATGCCGAGCGTGATCTCGCGGTTGTCCATCAGCCCAAGCAGGGAGGTTTCCTCGCCATCGATCAGGGCAGTGCCCAGTGACGGGCCGGGGCTCATCTGCAGACGGCTTTCCAGGCGTTCGCGAAGGGTCTGGTCGCCGTCGGTCGGGAACAACTCGTCCGCCCGGGGGCTGGCGCTGAGGACGCGCCCGGAGGCAGTGCATAGAAAGACGACCATGCCTGAGTCCGTCCCTCCGTCCGCCGTGGCGTTGTCGAGTAGCAT